ATTCCAATCCGGCGATCTCGGTAACTTTCCCTACCGGGATGCCTGCGACCTTTCCCTTGCAGATAATAGAATCAAGCCAGCGAGAGCCTGTGGGGATCCATTCTTTGACAGAAGTTGGATTATCGCCCGTTAAATCATGCGCGACATTTCGGCCGGCCTTCTTGTTGACCAAGCTCATCAGATCCTGCATGGATACGCGACCCGCTTTTGATTCTTTAGCTTTTCTGGCCATATGGCCTCCTCCTGGGTATAAATAAAATGGACGCAGGGGGTGGATTTGAACCACCGACCTCCGGGTTATGAGGCCGACGAGCTACCAAACTGCTCTACCCTGAACATAAGTGCGGCACCCTATTTTCCCGACCGGGGTGCCAGCGGTCTTGTGCAAACCTAATTACTTGTTGGCAACCAACTCATCAAACGCTCGGTCCACGGCGCTAGTCTTGTCAGTATCTTTACTATATCGCGTGGTTTCAGACGAACGTGACTCGGCACTCAAATCGCCGGCTAGTTGCTCATCAAGGATAGCGTCGATCTCTTCGGGAGTTTTCCTCTCAAAGAGTCCATTAAAGTCGGGAATGCTATCAAGGAGGGCAGGGATAGCCTCTTCATCCTCCAATAATGGTGTAGTATTCCGACGCATTTTTAGGCTTGTCTGCGGGTAAGCGCCCGGGGCAGTGGGCTTCGTGTATGTTAGTGAAATATCGGTGCCTTCCATGGCATCGGTAATATCACCATAATCTGGGTCTAGAATATAGCCCAAAAGGTTTTCATAGGCTCGCTTTCCGTAGCCATAGATCTTGACACCCTCATCTTCGCGGCCGCGGACAACCACCGGCGAAAAGAAGCGTGCGCGCACAAACAATGACTTAGCCAGCTTCTTGCTTTCTTCGTCGTTACTTGCAACCCCTTCCTTCCACAGAGAAGAGGCAAATTCGCAAATTGGGCAGTCTTCTCCAAAGTTTCTCTTTGGACACAGGATACCTCCCTTATGTTCTCCAACATTGTAGTGGAAATACATTTCCTTTAGCGGATCGCCGTCGTTAGTGGGTACGATGCGAATTTCCGTATCCCCTTCCTCTGGTCTAAACCAGACGGACTTCTCCGAACCTCCCTCACCACGAAGAGTGGCAAGCTTTTTTCTCATTAGTTCCATGTTAATTGACATTTATTGTCTCCTTTTGTTTTTATGGTTAGAGTATATCAAGCGTTCCTTGATATCTAATGTAACACTCTCAACTTATCTTGTCAAGAGTTTTTTTGTTGTTGTGTAGCGTTAGTGTGGGCAACGCAAAACCCAAAATCTGAGAGGTGTGTTTCATATATTGCATACGAAATCTTGTGGTATGCATTTCGTGGCTTTTCCTTAAGCATGTCTACAATACGTTTGTGCAACCCGACCTCATCTTCTAGTCTTTGTTCATTTATACATAAATAATAACACACATCTCGGGACATGTCAAGCTCAAAGAACCACTTTTCTTGAAGATTTTTTGGATCCAGCATCCCCAAAGAGCGTATGCGATTAATATCGGACGGCTTGGCAACTTGGCCAATTTCGGGATCCGTATGGTCAAAGAAATTTAAATAATGAACAGCAGAAAAAATGGCGTTATTTAGCGAATCATAGTAATTTTTAATTGAAATGTTCTGTATATTTTGTTCTATGCTTTCATTAGAGATTATCGTCACAGAATGCAGCAACCCTGAACGCGCATATTCCTGTAAGACCCCAAACACAAGATTTTCTAATAATTTTGGGACTCCAGTTAATAGCTCGATATCTGGTTTGATATAAAAGACATCTATCTTTTTATCTTTTATTTGTTCTAAAATGCCAAGAGAATAATTCGAACTATAAGAAGACCCAACAATGAATATTTGAACATAATCATTTAAGTCCGAAAAAAACTTTTTTAAGTCGGGAATATTGTTCTCGTATTCTTCGGGTTTCTCAAAAACTTTAAGCTTATGCTTGTACTTTGTGTTGCGTTCAATTTTACTATTTAACAAATATACGTTATAGTTTTTTTGAGCTTTAAATTTTTCAGCAATTGCGGATGCGGCAGATCCAATGCCCACTACCGATATCATAACCTTAAATCCACCAAATCATAGTAATTTGTGCCGGCTTCCATATTAACCACAAATTTATCAAGAATATTGTTTGAAAATATTTCTTTTATTTCCGGTACTAAGTCTTTTTCATCATTACTCAGATCTATTACTATCTCGTCATGCACAATGTGTGAAACAAAAGATTTCTTGTCTTCCAAGAATCGATCAATTTCAATCGCCCTAGACATTACCAAGTCTGCGGTGGTGCTTTGTATAATATAATTAAAGGCGCGCCTTTCATCAACTTTTATCTTGCGGCCGGCTATAGTCTGAACATAACCTCCTTCGTAATATTCTTTTACAACATCCTCGCGATTGTAGTATTTTGAGTCTAAGTCTTTTGAATCGTGATTATAGAGCCACGAAAATAATAGAGTTTTTGCCTCAGATCTATCAAGAATCGCACGATTTTTGAAAATATTGTCGATGTTCCACATGTGAATATCATATTGTGGCTGATTTTTGCCGGATAAGGCTAAAAATGTTCGAATTTCTGCTCCATTATAATCTAAAGATAAGAACCAATCATTGCGCGGTTTTATTAATTTTCTCAGTTGCCTGTTCATTGTTAAGATAGGAAATGAGCCCGGGGCCGTTGCCAAGCGTCCCGTGACAGTCCCAAATAGATTATAGTCTATATACGGGCTTCCTTTTAGAATTTTATTAGCGGCGCCTCGGTGAACAGATGAGACAAACAATTTTCTACATCCTTCATTGCTAATGTTTAATTTTTGATGGCGTATTTTATGCACCAATTTCTGAGCTTTATCTAGATGATCATAATTTCCTGGTTTTTCGAAATTCTCAAAAACATGCTTCGTTATTTGATTTTTTACTTCTAAAAATTCTAACAAAAAATCATGTGGTACCAAGTCAAAGAAACAATGATCACGAAAATCAATTTTTGCTAATTCAAATGATTTTTTATACGCCGACATCTTTGACTGCAATCGACGCAGCGTTGGCTGCAGTGTGGGAGGGCAGCCTTTCTCTATGGGGCCGCCACCACAATAAAGCCACGCATACTCTATTGCCTCGTCTACCAAGGAACCTGAATATTTCCACGTTCTAAGGAGGCTTTCTGGCATTTCATCAAAATGCAACTGGCCGTCAGCATAAACACCAATACATTCATTTTTATCGTCGATTGCTTGAAAATACATTTTTCTAATTAAATATCGTCTAGGGCGCCGTCACCACCAGAAAGCATCTCTTCGATGGGCTCAACATGAAGTTGAACATCTGGGGCATCATTCGGCAATGGATTGTCTTCCAGTTCTCTAAGTCTATTACTAATATAAGTCAAAGAGCCGATATAGTCAAATGTTTTATTCAAAATATTTTCAAAAGAGTTGAGGCCTCGGTTTAAATCAAGTCGAGATATTTCAATACAGTTGTCAATAATATTATCTTGTTGGGGCGCCGAGAAAGATGATTCTTCCTCTTTAAAGCGAATTCGACAATAAAGATCTAAAAAATAATAATCGTCATAAATACTAAAAAAATACTCTGAAGTGTACGTGCTTGGAAAATTTTCGATTAGCTGAGTGCCATCGGTTTGCACGTGTGAAACCTCATAGTACACATCCTGCTTTAGTCTGTGGTACATTTCATACATAATTTGTTTAAAAACTTGAAAATATCCTTTGTGCGCTTTCTCATATCCAATGTGTAGAACACTATCGGTATCTGTTACTCCGTAAAGACCTGCGTATTCCAGCATAGGAGCAGAACCAATATCAGCTACAATGCGCCATGGAATATTCTTATCAACCATGAATCCATATTCGGCGCATGCGTTTAGAAAAAATTGCCAGTTTTTGCTATTATAAAATTTTTCAATTTTCTCTGCGTCGTTCGACGGATCCATATCGGCAATTTCAATCACAAGGCCTGAAACGTTTGCTGGGCAATAATGACTTTTAACGTATGCCGGTAACGTAAAGGGAATTCTGCGACATGTCTTAAAAATATAGGGAGTTAGCAGCGCGACAAACTTTTCAAAACTAACAAACCTGACACTATCTTCCTCAAAAAGCTCTTCCACGGCTTCTTTATAAGAAGATAGGTGCTGCTTATATAGGTAGTGAGGATCTTGATATGCCTTGTGGGCCTTTAGATTGGCTAAGTTTTTATCTGTGGAGTCGATTTCTGCTTTCAATACCTTTTTCTGAAAAGTTTTTGCTAAATCATTAAATGCATCCGAAACAAAATTTAATGCTTTTAGGCCTCTTTTCGGATCTGAGGCCTGGATGATAGATTTAAGCTCCAAAACATAATCCTTCACGACAATTGGCTCAAACAGTCTGCTTACACGACCATACAGTTGCTTTTCAGCAAATGTGAAATCTACAAGATTTGAATAAGAGTTCCAGATCGTGTCAAATTTATACAATATCTTTTTATTAAATGTATCACGAGAACCTTCAGAATTGCCCTTAACATAAAAATCTGACACTATGTTACTCCTTGTGGTTATCTTCTGGCGCGCCATGAGACTCGGTACTCTTGATCATCAAATCTTGTACAAACTTCAGGCCGGCTATTCTGCCCGCTGAAACTGAAGTGGGGGGTTCCTTCTTCGCCGTTTGATTGGATTTTGAATGATCTTCTCCGCCAATTGAACATTTTGTTACTGATTCTGACTGTTGATCTGGTTTGATAAATTTTGCCTCGTCCAAACCCGCAGGCGGCTTTGATCTCGTTATGCCATTGTGCCACATGGCAGTAATCATCGTGCGCGCCTCTCCAATGCCGTATACGTGTTCTGATTTGGTGATCAGATAATACCCTCCAATACCAAAATCAGTTAAATTCTCAATGTCCAGGCGTTTGGCTACTTCTGGATCCAAATATGGTACCCAGCCCCGGGGATCAACAAAAATAAATGATCCGGGAAACGCGTGCGGGTTTGCATAGCACTCCAAATCAACGTGATACACTTCTCTTAATTGCTGCAATCCGTCGAATCCTTCTTGTTCGAATCTCATTTCTTTTACGGACGTTCTGGTATCACGCTTAAGTTGTATTCTCTTAACAATCCCGCGATCTAAGCCAATGCTATAGTGATGGATTCCATGTTGTAGATCTTCTTCAACATTTCCGTTCATTATACCAAAAGGTGTCGCTCGCGAAGCATAAAATATTAAATAATTATATTCATCCTCAACCGCACCCCCAATAGGCGTGTTGGTTACGCCACCAGTATTTAATATGGGTTTTTTCTTCGCGGCGGATCCAACCTCTGTAAACAATCTGGAGATATACTTATTTTTTGGTTTGGCGTTCCTAAGTTCGTTAATTAATTGTGTGAGGGGGTCTGAAGGAAAATCTGGATCATCCTTGTACGCCGTAAAAACTGCCTCCCTCAACCTAACGCCTTGCTTTGCGGTGGCAGAAAAGCAAGTAGCATCATTGATAAACGAACTGGTCAATTTAACAATAAATTTCTTTACAAAAGAGGCTAAAGTAAAATCATCAGAACCTCTTTGGATGGTTTCTGAAACGAGCCATTCGTTGAAATATTTGACCGATATCGGAAGATCACCAATACTAATTACCACACTTTCACTAGGATTTGAAGGGTTAACCAACTCTAACGGACCAAGGACAATTCTCATCTTTTTAAAACTATTGTAGTACTGTCTTCCCAGCACCTGTTCGTTTTGTACCAAATATTTCCGGTAATATCCCGCAAGACCGGCGCCTTTTAGTAAATCGGACTTCTTCGCTTGTTCAATTAGTGTATCATATTTTGAGAGCCGATTTTCTATGCCCTCCAAAACAACATCCACCAAATCACTTAGAAAAAAGAACGAAACATTGGGGTCATTCGGATTAGCAACATATTTATTGACTGGCTTATTCTTTTCTTTTTCTTGCTTGTCGTCTTTACCTGCCTCCTTTTTAACATCTTTTTTGGCAGTATCTTTTTTCGAAAGGGTTCCTATGTTTAATTTTTGGCCGTTTTTCAATTCATAAAATGGACCTTCTGAGTTAAATTTTTGCAAATCAGAATCTGGAAGACTAATAAACCTAATTTTTCCCTTTGAGAACAGGCTTGTCATAACCACTTTCATCGACTGTTTGCGGTCTGACTTCACTTGGTTCATTTGCGATTTCTTAAAAGCTGTGACCGCTTTCGCATCACAAGCCATGTTTAACTGTTGTAATCTTATTTTTCTAGCGATTGCGCTCGAATTGATATTTTTTGTTCCGGAAAAAATCGAAAAGCCGACCTGATCAAAGTGGGTATCCATATATGCTTGATAATTTATAATGAACTTTATTGTGCCATCATCATCAAACCTAAATTCATGTGTTACTGGTATTAAATTAACCGTTAATGAGGAGTTGTCAATCGCATTTTGAAACCCCGGAGATACATAGCGGGCCGGCGGGGCCCAACCAATAACGGCCTTTAACCTAAAGTTCAAAGAATAGGGATCCCCAATATTTTGCCCATATGTGTTGGGATTAATCTTTTGGGCAATTTTTTTATAACTGGTTCCTCCCGTCTTTAGCGCCAAATCTGCGTATGAGTATGGAAAATTAGACGGGCCACGGATTTTTAAAATTTCATCAAACCCGTTCGCATGTAAAGTAAGTGTTCCTTTGATCATTCTTTTTGCAGCAAAAGGATCACTTCCCTCATAAGTAACACTAAAGTTTTCGATGCCCACTCCGAATCCTCTTTTATCTCTACTTTTTAAAAGAGATTCTACGCCATCCGGATCCGAGTGATCTCCCTTGCCGGCATTAGCATTAAAATTATATTCTTGTTCAATCTCATCGCCACTTTTGTCTTCCATTACCTTGAAAAGTCGAATTCTAGGCTGCAAATTGGAGATTTCAGACGTAGGCATCGTTAAAAGTTCCGTTTGTGAGTCATATATGGCTAGCCGATTTATAAAGGCAAAAGGATCACTGTGGACCATAATTGAGGCATTGCCATGGCCACTCAAATACGGCAACGTTTTCACTTCCTTGGATTCTATATTCTCAAGCTTGTATCTAACCAATTGAAATATCTTTGCCAATAGAAAACACTGCTCTTTAAATTGAATGGAGCGGGCTTTTGGAATTGATTGTATTGTTTTGGCAATATCTTTTTGAGCCTCATCTAAGGCTCCTTTCACCAACAAATCCCGGGCAAGCTTTTCGGTGTCCCCAAGAGCGTCTACCTCGGCTTTCCATGGGTTATTTGGATTGGTCGCCGGAGGAAGGGCGCCCTCAGATGCTTTATTCCAAAGTGCGTCAGCTACTGCTTTATCTGCTAGCATTTTTTTATACACTTCTTTAGCGTACGCGCCCATGTTCGCAGGATCCCCAATTTTCTTCTTAAGAGCCTCCAGATCTCCTTCCGCAATAAGGTTGTGGCCATCAGCAAAATTCAGCTGCATATCCTGATACCAACCAATCTCGGCGGCCGTGGTTGTATAGGATTCAACGCTGCTTGGTCTTGCCATGGTGTTGCCATCGTTATCGTACCACTCTGTCTTATCGTCGTTTTGTAGATAATAATCCATTGCTTTGGTAAACGCTGCCTGAGCGGCGATTTCGTCAACAGTATCTGCATCCTTGGGGATTGTAAACGACATCCATGCTGGCTGATCTGGATCTGGCATTTTAAACTCCTAAGACCTTAAGGGCGGATTCGAGGTCAACGGGTATTTCGATTAAATCGCCCGTTGCCAAGTTGGCCTCGGTGGGGGCCCCGTTATACCACGCAATTATCCACCAATATTTTGGATTACCATAATATTGATGGGATAGCTTATAGTATCTGTCTCCATACTTCCAAATATGCGTATTTGTAACTATTAGTGCACGATCTACGACGGATGGATTATATAAAGTTGGCGTTTCGTAATGAATCACTTTCTTTAAATTTCTTTTTCTTCTCAAATATGCATAATATTCGCCGGAATTGGAAAATTTCTTAGTCTTTCTGTATCTGGGCATTCTTTACCCAACCCCTGCTGAGCCGGACCAATTGCGGCCATAATCTGTGCTTGTTTGACTAACGGGAATTGATGTGAGGCCGGCAATAACGTCCACATTGTCAGAGCCAGTCAGCCAAATCTCTGAAACCTTGAGATCAAGAGGCCCAACCGTATGACGTGCCGGATCGGTTCCGGCCTTATCTGGAACTCTAAAATAATTATTCTTATCCGTAAGCCCTCTTAGCGAAAACGCAACTTTAGCCGGCGCAGCCGTGCTATGGTTGATAATTTTTATCCAAGATGTTACAGTCGGAAACTGGACCCGAATCGCGCCGTCTGCTCTGCAGTCTAGTCCACCTGTTACGTATGGCTCACCACTAACTTGATATGCGCCCACCGAGTGAAGGCCCGGTCTTAAATTTCTATAATCAGCCACGTTATTCTCCTTTTAAAGCTGTTCATTGTAAATAGTCATCTTTTTTGTCTAATCGCCGGATTCATATTCTGTATATCGAAGAGGCTATATTATTTTACCTTAATGGATGCGACTTCCGTTGAGGTAATACCCCCCTCTTCCATAGATGCATATTCAGAACCAGCAACTGTGGAGGCAATATAGGCGCGCTTTTCAGGGTTTTTTATGGTTCCTACTGCGAGCCTCCTCTGATCTCGTTTAAGGCGCGCCTTTCCAAACATGCCGGCATAGCGAGCCTTTGCGTTATCGATCATGGCCTGTGCCTGGTCACGTTTAAGTTCCTCATCTCGAATTTTTTCGACTCGCTCCTGCCAAGTTTTTTCGCCCTCAAATGCTGCCGCCCGTTGAAGCTCCACACCATAAGGAAATTTACCATCCAAGGAGGCGCCACCAACATCCCAACCAACAGTGTGTTCGTGCACCGGGTTGAACGACAAAGAGACATCAACCATTTTTGGTAAAATGGTCCCAGGAGCAGACTGATCACGGCTCTTTGCGTTACGCATTAATTTGCCACCTTTTTCGAAAACTCCATAGTCAGTATTTTCTACATTATGATTTATTGTACACGACGTTATAACCCCCAAGAGGCCAGCGTCGGACCCTCCCATGGCTTTGTAATTTTGATATGTTATTTCTCGATCAACATTCGCCAAATCCTTAGCAGCACTTGCAATACCATCGGTCTTTTGTATCAAGTTCATAACCTTAAGGCGAATCATGGGTGCTTGGGTTATTAATTGTGCGTCATTGCGGCCGGCAAGATTCTTGTTATAGGTGGGATATAAAAATTGACTTAGAAGCTGGAGCCTTCCCATGTTTTCGTAAGCTTCTCCTTCGGAAGAAGCAGGTACCTTAAAATTTAAAGTAATTGCTCGTGTGGTGTTTTTAAAAGCATAAATGGGATCGGTCCTACCAAAAACAGGTACACCAGACCAATCAGAAGTATATGTTTCAACCAAATTTGTAATGAATGCCTTAAAAAACACACTTTCGCCACTAGGAATGTGATGAAAAGATATTGCAAACCCAACGTTTGCCAGAGCATCTGTCGCATCAACAAAATTTGAGATATAGCCCGAAGTGCCAACTTTGTTGGCTCTATATTTGCTATTCCAGAAAAATCCTGTATCACGCTTGTCGTTACTGTCTGCTGCCATTTTAATTTATTCTCCGTTAATTGCTGCCGAAACAACATCTCCCAAAATTGAGAAAGTCTTCTTAGCCACCACATTGCCGTCCAAAGAGAACGGTATTGTAAACTCTTGGTTGATTGCTTGTGGGGAATTGCCGGTAACCATGTCCGAAAGTGCATCAAATGCGGCTGCCGAACGGCCGGCGACCGCGCCGGCTAATCCTGTGGCACCGCCTCCGCCGGTCATGGCTGGGGCCTGTATAGTCGGGGGTGATGCGCCCTCGATTCCCATTAGGCTTTGTGCCCATGCAGGAATTTTATCCTTCCAATAATCTAATGCAATTGTCATTTTTTCTGCTAGCATTGGACCTAGGCTTGTAAAGGGCCACAACAAGGAATCAACTATATTGGAGCCAATCCCTTCAAATACAGTCGAACGACTGGCAATTCCTAAAAAGCTTTTTACGCTCTTTATCCCCTCGTCAAACATATATACGAAAGTTTCACCAATAAAACCAAAATCAAGAGCCTCCCAGGCTTCTTCAAAACTCATTCCAAGGCTGTTAGTCATTCTGGAGATCGATTCCAAGAGGCCCATAGATAGAAAATCAATGGCCTGTGCGGCGCCATAACCTAAGCCTAAAAACCACGATCCAATCCAATCTTTAAAATCGCTTCCTGCAGTTTGTGCAGACTTCAGAACACCACTAAAACCTTGACGGACCATGTTCACAACAGAACCTATAGCAGCAACGCCAACTCCCCCCAAACGAGTAAGCGCTTTTCCTGCAATACTCGGAAGTCTGCTGAGGAATGGTCCAATTCTACCCAATCCCGCCATAATTTTCGAGACACCATTGATAAGCGGAGCAGCGATACGGGATCCCAGTTGCGCAAATTTCGGACCGATTCCTTTCAAAACATTCATTAATTTGGGGCCTAGGCTCTTAGCAAAGTTAGTAATACGGGGCCCTAAATTCTTAAACCAGTGGCCCATCTTCATTAATCTAACATTAAACTTTTGTAAACGCGAGAGCACATTGTGTTTTGCGAATTTACCTTGCTGCTTGACCCACAATTGGCCATTCTGTTTAAGGCCATACGTTGTCTTGCTGAGCGCTTTTGTGCTCTTTGTCCAGCCTGTCAGGCGGCCGATGCCTTTTTTGCCCCACTCCCAGACTTTTTTAGCCATCCACCAAACAGGTTTTAAGAGAATCGGGAAATTGCCTAATACGCCGGCAATAGCACTAAGAGTCATTAGAAGCCCCTCATTACCATCTATCCAGCTTCGCCACATATCGGCGCCGGCACTGACCGCGTCGAGCAGCGCTTTTTGCAGATCTGCGAAGGCGTCGTCGGTGGCTTGCAAGTTTGGTTCCGCTTTCTGTAGGCGACTGTCTAAGCGCTCAAGAACCCCTCTCAATTTTTCTGCTTGTTCTGTTGCGCCGGCCATACTATCGTCATTTTTGCCAATGTTGCCAGTTAAATCGCTCATATCGCCGCTCATTGCCCGGGCCAGTGCGGCCGCGTCTCCCAAGCCGGACGCTTCGGCAAAGAACTTACGCTCATGATATCCCATATCTTGGAAAGATTTGCCAGATGCATTGATAGCATCTCTGATCATTTCGAAGCGCTTAGCTGGATCGGTTTCGTCCATCAATTCCATTGCATTAACAAAGTTGCCACCCAATGCAGCATTAAGCTGGCCGGCTTGAGATGCGGCGCCTTCGAAGGTATCAAACTTGTTGGTCATATCCAACAATCTTTTCATCTCGATGCCGGTAATCTTGCTCGTGCGCGCCAGATCCTTAAATGCCTTAACCCCATTGTCACCCAGTTTCGCCAATTCGCCGCCCATATTGGCGAAATCGCCGGTTAATTGACCAACAGGAATTCCCAAATCTTGCGCGGTGGCGCGCATACCCAACATAAGCTCATCGGCATCGTCCATGGAAACACCCATCGATTTTGTTGCCTCTTGGACGCCTTTTCCGAAGTCTTCGTTACTTACACCTAATCTATTTAGAGTTGCGGCGGTTTCTATCAATTGACCTTGCTGCCGGCCAGAAAGCATTGTAAAATCAGTGGTGTTGTTCATTAAAGCTTTTGTGCTATCGGCGACTTCATCCAGGGTGGGGCCCAACTCGTTCATCTTCATCGTCTCGTACACATTCATGGTAGTGCGGCCAAGTTCCGCTGTGGCGCCGGTGGTTCTCATTAGTTCACCGCGCACTTTCTGCATCTCAGATACACGTTCTGCGGTGCCAATAAAAAAATTTCCTGCTGCCTTGGCTAGCCCTTGGAGGGCGCCCGCTGCGGATTTGACAATGCCGGCGAGGCCGCCACCCTTCCCAAGACCTTTAATAAGACTTCCCAAACCACCACCAACGCTGCTTAAATTACTACCAAAATCAGAGTATATGTCTATACCTGCTGCTGCAGCTTCTGAAGAATCTCTCATCGCCTCCGCAACCTTTCCCAATTCGGCGGCATGCTTCTTTTCTAGCTTCGTTAGCCGGGCTGTTAGGCGCCCCTCTTCTGTAAGCAGTCTATTATACTCTTTCTTGGCGGCGGCTTGCGCTGCAGGATTAATAGACGGATCGCTTAAAATAGTAGCCTGTTCTCTTAACTTTGCATTTATTGCTTCAAGTTCGGCAGAGCTTTGTTCGACGCCCCCAGCAGTTGCACCCGGTCTGGGGCCGACTGGCTTACCCTTAGCTGTTTGCTCAATCTGCTTTTCTAAAAGCTCTTTAATATCGTCTAGTGTTGCGGCCACAATAAAGTTCCTCGCTATAGTAAATAGTAAAAGCTCAAAAAACTATTTTTTTGAGCTTTCTTTAGGGGCAAATTGTTGTGGTATTTTAGGTTGATTGTGTGAATTTAGCAACTGGAAGTTTGAATTTCCTGAAGATCTCGACTTAGAAGAGTTCTCAATAGCTTCTTTTTCCGCCTCTAGTTGCTGAATTAGTCTTTCGGCAAACCAATTTCTAAGACCAACTGGCAGGCTATATGCTTCCGAGAACGACCATCCGCCCGAATATTTCAAAAAGAAGAACGTTTCATATACGTTCTCCATATACTCAGATGTCAGGCCAAAAAAAGTCCGCGGTCAGCGGGACCTCCATTTCTTGTGAATGATCACAAGCAATGCAGTCAAAATGCTGGCTTAAATCTACATCAGGGGCCGTCAATCTATAAGCTTTTCTCAAGTAAGCTGAATCCATCGAAGGCAAATTATCTGCAACATAATTTATTGCTTCTTCTGTATCGTTTCCATTCACAGCACAAATGATGTTCTTAAGCTGCGATGTAATAATTTTATCGGCCTTATTTGACTTGCGACTTTTTTCAACAGATGCGGATAATCTTTTCTCGTCACGACCGGTTAGGACTCTAAATGTTGCTGTTAATTTTGTTTTTGGGAGCAAAACACTATAAGTGCCGTCTCCGTTCGGTGTCGCTTCTGCAGACTGTCCCGATGTGATCTTCGCATCATTTAAATCAAACGTGTATTGCTGTTGAGCACTACAAGCAGGACAAGCAATGTTTGTGGTATACTCATGGCCATAGCCAGAAACTCTTGCTGCAATTATGATCGCGTTGCGATCACCAACAATAAGTGACTCGGGGTCAACTCTCTTGTCTACCATTAGACTATGCAATACTCTTTCTACTGCAATGCCTTTCTTGAGTAATGATCGGGAAGTTAAAATATCCTCTTCCTTTGCGGTCATTTGTTTAATCTCAATTGTTTCCTGTTCATGAAGGGGATGGTTTTCAGGATAAAACTTCCCTTTCGACGGCAATTCCACAAATTCTGTAGGAACAACAAAAGAAAAGGGATTCCCTTCATCTTGTGTCGCGGCTGCCGTCACTTGCGGAATAGGGGCTTGGGCATCTTTTGTTTCGTGCTCCAGACCTGTTCTACTTCTATTACGTGACAATATACACCTCTCTAATTTTCATATTATACGTTAAAATATCTCTTGCCTTGATCGACAACTGCGGCACCTGCCATGGCAGTTTCGACGCGGGCCCAATCGTACCTTAGCTTAACGGAAAGCTCTGTCAAGCCATCCTCGCCATAAGTTAATTCGCCAAAGCCGAGTTCTGTGACAAACCCGTTCCAAAGAGTCCAAGTTTCGGTTGGGTTGCCGTCAGCATCAATTTGCGTAATGATGACCGTGCCCAAAGCACCGGTGGCTTTGGCCTTTGAAATGCTTGTTAGGTTTTCATTTGTAGCGTCGGTGGGAGGGTTATAGCCTGAAGCCTCTACAATAGCGGCCAAAGTAGCTGCCACATCTGGATCACCGCCTGGGTCGACAAGCTTCACATCAATCTCGTTCCACTCAACGGATCCGGGGTAATAAAATTTGTGATTCAAGAAAGCATGATCAGCTGTGGAAATCGTGAATCCCGGCTTCGTGCATGACTTTGCGTACCAAAGCACTGCACCTCCGTTCTGAGAATTAATCCCTGTAAATTGAACGGTAAATCTAAATTGTCTCTTTGGGTCTTTTAAAGTAATATCTTCCTTAAAAGCTGTTGACCAGAATGGCATTGTTAGTTTCTCCCTTATTATAACTTAACTAGTCTATTTAATTAATTTTAGTCGTCAAATGACGCCCCAGTTGAAAG